CTCCACGCCCCCCTCCCGATCCCCCCAGCCGACGTCGTTACGGCGACTGGACAGTTAGGCAAAGCCGCCGAGCCGTGGAAGCGGGAGCTGCCGGCTGGGGCCATTCCGCTGTCGCCTGTCCCCCGCGACCAGCTGTGGCAGCAGACGCGGCAGATCCTGGCCTGCGAGCCGGCCGCCGAGGCCCTGGACCAGACCATCGACCGCGAGTTCAACGTGGTCTGGGATTGGTTCGGCTACGCCATGCGGTGCCGCTGCGACGGGGCCACGCCGAATTACTGGTACGACCTGAAGACCACCCGCGAGGGACGCCCGCTGGAAACATTCTGGCGGGCGGTGGACGGCTGGGGCTACGACCTCCAGGCAGCCGTCTATGAGGCGGCGGCGGTGGCCTGCGGCTGGCCGCACCACAGGCTGCGGTTCATCTGCACCTCTAACGAATGGCCGCACCACTGCTGCGTGGTGACGCTGCCGGAGGCGGTGGTCCGCCGTGGTCGCAAGCGGGCCCTCAAGCTGCTGGCTGAATTGCGGCAACGACTGGAGTGGGACTCCTGGTATCCGCCTGAATACGAGCGGGTGCAGGAGCTGTATTGCCCGAAGTTTCTACATGAGGAGGGGTCCACCTATGAGTGATATCAGGACGGCGGCGTTGGTAAGTGCCTACCCAAAACCCCGGCGGGCGGTCTACGCCTACCGGGACACTTCCCCCAGCACGGGGTCACTGGTCAAGGCTCTGTCGCAGGCCCAGGCCGAGTTCGGCGTGGTCGCCAAGGACAGCACTGGCCAGTACGGCAAGTTCGCCAGCATGGCCAGCATGCGGAAAGCGACGGTCACGGCCCTCGCTAAGTATGGACTGGCCGTCACCATGGAGTGTGCGGACACCGACGACCACCCGTATCTGGTGTGCGTCCTCGCCCATGAGAGCGACCAGTTTGTCAGCAGCACGTTCCGGCTGGAGCGGATCTCGGACCCGCAGAAACGGTCGGCATATCTGACCTACATGAAGCGGGCAGCTTACTCCGCAATTCTCTGCCTGGCGGCCGAGGATGACGACGACGGCGAAACGGCAGTAGCCGCCGAGGCCGAGGCCCGGGCCGCCGCCGTGTCGGAACAGTTCCGGCTGGCCAAGGACGCCCTGAAGGGTGCCAAGACTGCGGAGCGTATCGCCCAGATTCTGGACAAGGTCGCAGCCAAGGTTCAGGCGGGCGAGCTGACTAGCGATGCAGCCACTGGGCTAAGGCAGTTCGCCGACGCCCGGCTGCGGTCATTCAAGCAGGAGGCAACTGCATGATCACGTTTCTTGAGCTTATGGACATGAAGCGGCGGCTGCTGGTGGCCGGCGATGCAGCCCGGCGAATCGCCCTGACTCCAGATCGCTTCGTCTTCTACGAGCAGTCGGAATATCAGGCCGTGCTGGAGTGCCTGGCGGCATTGCCGGACGACCTTCGCAGTCTGCTGGCCGAGCATGACCTGCTGCGGGCCAGGTGTTCAGAGGAGTGGCAAGACCTGTTTTCCAAGGAGGTGACGCATGGCGATGCGGGTGACGCCCAAGAGCCTATGGGACCGCTGCCGGCACATGCCAGTGAGCGCAGTGGCGAGGGAGTACGGGATGACGACACAGGCCCTGGTGGGGCTGTTTCGGACAGCCGGCCTGCTGGGCGAGGGCGAGGCAAGAGATCCCGGGCCAAGCGAGCTAGAGCAGCGAAGGGAGGAAGTGCGGCGGCGGTGGAACTTAGAGACGGAGCAGCGGAGGTGGATCGGGGCGAGAGCGGTGCGTGATCGCCTGCCCGGATAGCAGCACAATTAAGGAGGGATCCTTGTGAACACCTTGTTTCCAATCGGCGTTAGCTCTGCGCCAAAGGCTCCAGCTCTCAAGCTGCGGCCCTATCAGACGGATGGGGTGGCCGCCATCCTGGCCAGACTGGAGGAGTCCAGTAGCTGCCTGGCCGTGATGGCTACGGGCGTCGGCAAAACGGAGGTTGCCGCCGCCCTTATTAAACAGATCGGCCAGGACGGGAGCCTGTTCATAACGCCGCTGATTGAGCTGGTTACTCAAACAGCGGCCCGGCTCCGCTCCCGGGGGATTCCATGCGGCATTGAACAGGCCAGTAGCCGGTCCACCGATCCGGTAACGGTGGCCTGCTACGCCAGCCTTTTGAGCAGGAAGCGATACGAGGGGTTCCTGGGGGGCACCAAGCTCGTCATCGTTGACGAGAGCCACCTCAACTACACCAAGCGGGGGCTCCAAATGCTTGACCACCTGCGGCAGTCTGGGGCCCGTATCGTCGGCCTAACGGCCAGCCCCGACCGGGCGACGGGCGACCCGCTGACCGAGTGGTACGGCCCCTGTGCGTTCCACTACGGGTACGAGCAGGCACTGCGGGACGGCTGGCTGGTCCCTGCCAAGCTGTGGTTGACCGTCTTGGAGGAGATGGACCTGTCCGGGTTCTCGCGGGCCGGGAGCGACTTTGAGCCCGAGAAGTTGGCCAAGATCATGGCCCGGGAGCAGAACGTCCAGGCCATCGCATCCATGGTGGAGCAGCACCATGAGGGCCAACCCAGCGTGGTGTTCTGCCAGTCGATCCAGCAGTCCGAGATGCTGCGGGAGGTGCTGACCAGGAGGGGGATCACCTCCGCCATCGTCCACTCGCAGATGGACGCAGCCGAGCGGCGGATCCACCTCCAGGACTTTGAGGAAAGGAACACCGACCTCGTCCTGAACGTCGGCTGTCTGACCCTGGGATGGGACTGGCCGCCCGTCCGCAAGCTGTTTATTGCAAAGCCCACCCGCAGTAAGGCCCGGTACATCCAGATGTTTGGCCGGGGCACCCGACCGCTGGCCGGCGTGGTGGACGGCTGGGCCACCTCGGCACAGAGGCGTACTGCGATAGCCGACTCCGATAAGCCGTTCTTTGAGGTGTTCGATATTACGGATACCTCCCGGCATAACGACCTGCGTACCGCACTGGATGTGGTCCGCCCGGACCTGGACGCCAACCTGCTCCGCCGCGTCCGCAAGAAGGGCGAGGGCAAGGGCTTGGAGCCCCGAGAGCTGGATGCCGCCGTGGAGGCCGAGAAGGCCGCCCTGGCGTCCGAGCAGGCCGCCCTGGATGCCCTGGAGGCCGACCGCCGGCACAGGCTGCTCATGGAGGCCAGGTTTGGCGTCTACGCCAGAGACCCTCACGCCCTGGCCGAGAGCCGGGTCCGCAAGGTCCGACGCTGGCACATGCTGTTTGGCAAGCACAAGGGCCAGCCCCTGAGCCGGGTGCCCCTGAACTACCTCCGCTGGGTCCTCTCCGAGAGTAACTGCCGCAACATGGCGTTCATGGACGCCGTGGCTCGCGAGGTGAAGAGCCGGACCTAACCACCGATCACACCGCTGTTTGATCCCCTCGTCGGAATCAGCGGAATAGAAATCAAACATCCGCCGAGCCTAAAGAAAGCCGGCCTATGCCGGAGCGGCCAGTCCGCGAAAGTCAGCACGGAACGCGCGAATCCCAGGCAACGGGCCGCTAGTTGATGCGGCATACCCCCTACGTCCTGGACCAGCCTGAAACCCGAAGACATAAGGCGTCCCCGTGTCCTGGCTAAGTGCCACTGAAAAGGGCCAACTCACCCTTTTCAGCAGGGATGGGGTCCAGAAACACCCTGGGAAAAAGGCCCCGAGGTTGTATGCGTGAAAAGAAAGAAACGAGTGGACCCAAAGCTAACTGGCGAGGAGGTTGTCGATGGACTTTCTAGGCAGGAATACATGGCCATGCACGGTCGCTGTGCTGTGTGCCACTGGCCGGCGAATAGGCCAGGCCGCTGGATGGAGCTGCATCACATTGTCGGGGGTCCTGGCCGCAAGGATTTACCCGGCGGCGAGAACTGGATTTCTCTGTGTAACCGCTGCCATAGATGCGTTCATGACTGCGTTTCTGGCCACCCCCCCCTCCCGAAAGGGGCTATCCTCACAGCTAAGGCCCATGAAGACGGCGAGGTTGACGTCGCCGCCCTGGCCGCCCTGCGGCGACAGAAGGCCCTGCTCTATGAGCCAGAGCCAATACCGGAGTTCTATGAGTCCGAGCGTCACAGACGAGGAGGGGACCCGTGGCCATAAATAGCAGACGCAAGGGGAAGGTCGGCGAGCTAGAGGCAGCCGCCCTGCTACGGAGCCTATTCGGGTGGGCAGCCAGACGGCGGCAGCAGTTCAGCGGCAAGGCCGGCGACGACGACCTGATGGTGGACCAGACACCGGGGTTGTTTTGGGAGGTGAAGAGGGAGGAAAGGCTCAATCTCCACCAGGCCGTCAAGCGGGCCGCCGAAGATGCCGGCCGCCGCTGCCCGGTGGTGTTGCACCGCAAGAGCCGCAGCGAGTGGCTGTTAACGATCCGAGTTCAAGACCTCCCGAGGCTTTGCCATGCCTATGACTCTGCACAAAACGATACGGTGGCTGCGGCGGCATTACCCTACCAAGACGCCTGTCATAGTGAGGGTTGTTAAGAGCCAGCCAGGCCTCTGCGGCGTAGCGTTGATCGGCGAGGGTCGGGCCCTTATCCGCCTAACGTCGGCGAGCGACCAGATGATGCAGGAAACCCTGCTGGAAGAGTGGTGCCACGTTCTCCGCCATGACTGCCCGCTGCCTGTGGACGATGACCATGACGCACTGTTCTGGGCCATCATGGGGGCTGTTACTAAACGATGGAGGGGCGAATGAGCAAGACTCTAGTGATAGTTGTGGCATGTATATACGGATACGTTGCCTTTGAGCAGTTATGTAAAGGCAACAAGCCAGGCTTTATTGTGTGGGGCTCATATGCTTTGGCCAACATGGGGCTGTACTGGAACACAAGATAAAGGAGAGGACATGGATCAGGTAAACCATCCGCCGCATTACAACCAGCACCCGTCTGGCGTGGAGTGTATTCAGATAACGGAACACCTCAATTTCTGCATTGGCAATGCCATCAAGTATCTCTGGCGGGCGGGCCTAAAGGGTGGCTCGTTGGAGGACAAGATCCGGGACTTGGAGAAGGCCCGGTGGTACATCGGTAGGGAAATAGAAAGGATTCAAGATGAGGACTGACGCCGAGATCATGGAAGAAATCTGCGAGCTGGAGCTGGAGAGCCTGACGCAGTCCGAGCTGGAGGGGGCACACACCGCACTATGCGGGCTGCTGCTGATTCGCACGGCCCTGTCCTGCCGGGGTGGCCGGGGCGGCCGGCGGTTCGGGAAGCGGGAGGCCGTGATGGCTAAGATAGCGGCCCAAAAGTGGCAGGAGGGGGGCACTGGGGAGTGGACGTTTGAGTCTGTCTGCTCCTCCCTGGGCATGTCCACCAGCTTCGCCCGGCGGCAGATTGCCCGCTATGCGGAAGCGGTTGACCAGGCTCCCATAAACACAGAGTCAGCCCCCAAGTATGTATTCGGCAGGCCCAACCCAGCAAAGGCTGACCCAATGGAATTCGACTTGCTGGACGACCTGTCCCCCGACACGCCCGACCAGGATTATTGGGAGGACTTCCATGCTCACGGTAGCCCAGAAGCTGCGACTGCTTATTGAATGGGGGCCCGCTCTCCAGATTGTGACCAACATCGGGCTGGCCCCCCGAGGACAAGAGCGGGCCCTGGCCGCCATCAAGCTCCTCCAGTTTATCGCTGCCAAAACGGATACCCCAGTAGACGACAAGCTCCTAGTGCTTGTGAGGGGCGCCCTCCTGACAAAGGAAGGGGGTGCGTTAGTAGACTACGTAAGCGACCTTGTTCACGGAGCGGCCGAGCATGCTGCCAGCGATCAACGAAATCTGGGTCTATAGCGTCCTCGCTCTTGTCGCGGCCTATCCGTTCCTGCTGCCGGCCATCCAGTCTGCCGGCTCCTGGGTAATGGCCCGTGGCATCCCGAACATGAGCCAGGCCAACGTCAATCACCTGCTCTTAGTGGCGGTGCTGGTCCTTGCGGCCTTACTGTACCGAGCACACCAACAGCAGGGGCCGCAGCCCATACGCCCCGAGCCCGCCTTGGGCCTGGCTGGCTACGCCCAACGGATGAGCAAATCAGAGCGGGCCGCTATGACCGAGGCCTACCAGATTTTGTCCCGGGCTGTCGCCGCCGACCCCGTGGACGAGCCGGTGTTTGCGACCACGCAATCGCTGCGGGAGGCCCACCGAGCAGCCTTGCTGGTGGTGTGGCGAGGGGTATTGGCGAACGCTCCGGGCAAGTACCCGGGGCTGCGGGAGGAGCTGGAGGGGGCGATTGAAAAACAGGTCGGCATTGAGGATGTGCCGATGACGCCCACCATCCAGGGGCAGGCCGTCAAGGCCCTTGCCGACATTGCCTCCCAGTTCAAATGACTCCCGCCATTATCAAGCAGTACGAGGACGGGCTCCTCAAGGGCTACGTACCAGACCCGGCCGCCGACGCCGGCCTGGAAAAGTACCTGCGTGAGCATAATGGCTACGCCAATGCCGGCGATGCCATTGATGACTACAGCCTGCGAGACACAGGCAAGGGGCGGGTGTCGCTTCCCTTCCTGGCGGCCATGCACTTTTATCCCGGCTGCCTGCCCGGTGGGTTCCAGAAGCGTGGGTCTTGCGTGGCGTGGTCTACCCGCAACGCCCTGCTGGTTTCCTACTGTGCGTACATTGCCTACGGAGAGAACCCCGAGCGGTTCACTATTCCAGTGGTCTCCCCCGTAGGGATCGACAACGGGGTCGCCTCAACCGAGGGGATCTATTGGTTCCGGGGGCATGGCCGGGACGGCTGGCAGTGTTCGGCGGCTGCTCAGGTGGCCATCGAAAGATGCGGCCTGCTGCTGCGGCAGAACTACCCCGAGATCAACCTGGACCTGACGCAATACGACGTCAACCTGGAGGCCCGGTGGGGGATTTCCTCGCCGCCCGAGGCCGTGCAATCGGTCTGCCGCAGAAACCTGTCGTCCAGTGCCACGGTCGCCAGAGGGTGGGAGCAGGTCCGGGACATGCTGGCCAATGGCTACGCCCTCTCGTCCTGCGGAAGCGAGGCGTTCGTCTCCTCCCGGGATGGCTGGGGCGTCTGCGCCCGGGACCGCTCCAGAACCTGGCACCACGCCATGGCCTATATCGCAGCCGACGACCGGCCCGAGGTTCATGACCGTTACGGGTGCGGGCTGGTGCTTATCCAAAACAGCTGGCCCATTAGCTACCTCAACGGGCCTGACGCAATCATCGGGACTGGCAAGCGACTCCCCCCAGGCTCTTTCTGGGCCCGATGGACGGACTGCCAGAACAGGTATGCCGTGGCGTTCGGCCCCAGTAAGGGCTGGCCGGCAAACAAGATGCCCGACTGGGGGCTAGGAGGAATCGTATGAAAAAGATCCTGCTGTTGTCCTGGCTTGCTGTTCAGAAAGGTAACCCAGCATGCAAGGATGGAACTTGTCCGCTGCCGCCGACGCTGCCGCAACCCATACGCCCAGCCACACCGACTACCGCCAGTCCACGCTAGAGTTTTTCTACCGTGTTGCCGAGCGGTTCGGGATGCCCGTCGTCATCCTCATCATGGTTTTGTGGTGGGCGAGGACAGACATTGTCCAGCCATTGTTGGACGGCCACTTCACCCTCATTAAGAAAATAACAGAGGGGCAAGATGCTCAGGTCAAACACCTGGACATGCTCAACACCAAGATGGACCGGCTTATCAACATCCAGGCTTCTCAGGCTGCCGGCCCAGATAAATGAAAACCCGCAGGCTAACGGAGCGGCAGCGGCAAGAGGCCGAGGATGCCATCCGCTTTGTGCAGCCATCCATTGCGTCATTCATCAAACGGAACCCGGACCTGCGGGTAGCCGCCAAGCGGGTGGACCTAGAGAGCGTGGCGATGACGGCCGTCTGCATGGCGGCCCTCACCTACGACCGGAGCAAGAGCCAGCCGACCACGTATTTTGGCAGTGCCATACGGCATGCGTTGTACCGTGAGGTGTTGTCGCAGCAGAAGCGGGACGGCCGGTATGTGCCCACAGAAAAGATTCTGGATCCGGTCCCGAACAGGCACAGAACACGCCAAGAGATGCGAGCCATGAGGGCCCTGCTCATGCTCTCCATAGCAGACAGGGCCCTCCTGGAGGACAGGCTCATAGAGCAGGTAACCCTAGAGCAGCTAGGCTTAGAGCAATGCTGCGATCCTCGCACCATAGCTAAGCGAGTCCAGAAGGCTCTGGAAAAACTACGGGCTGCCGAGGACGACGTCCCCTAGGCTGACAGCCTTGCGGAACTCCTTGTAGTTGGTGATCTTGGGGTAGCCAGCCGCCCGGGCCAGCAACGCCCAATGCACCGCGTCCCGCGTGGGGAACCTCCGCTTGCAGGCGACGTCGGTTTGGCTCAAGCAGTAGATAGCCAGAGCCTCCATGGACATTCCCGCTGCCCGCTTGGCGGCGAGGATGTCGCACAACGCCCGCTCACTGGGGTCCACCCGGTACTGGCGGTTAGGCTTCTGGCCCGTGATCCGCCAGCCAATCGGACAAGACCTGCCGTGTGGCCTGCCCTCTCGCTTACGCAAGGCGATGGTCTCCTTGACCCGCTCGCTGGTGAACTCACGTTCTAGCTCTGCCACCGCCAGCAGCACCGACCGAAAGAACCTGCCGAGTGGTGTGCTGGTATCTACCTGGAGATCCAAGGAGTGGAACGCCACCCCCTTGGCTGCGAACATATCCATGCTGACAATGCCATCCCGCAGGCTGCGGAAAGCCCTGTCCATCTTGGATACAACGATGTGATCCCCCGGCTGGGCCAGCACAAAGACCTCCCGGCCATGCGGCCGTTCGGTCAGTGGCACCTTCGCCGACGTCGCCTTGTCATAGTAGAAACCGCCCCAGGCCACACCCTTGGGCTTGAGGCTCCGCTCCCAATACTCATGGGTCCGGAACTCCTGGACCTCCTGGGTTAGCTCCTGCTTGTTGGTGGAGTGGCGGCCGTAGCCGTAGCACTGTGGTTGACTGCTCATCGGTTGCCTCGCTGGATGAAGTTAAGGATATGCGTGTCGTCAAGGATCCCCATGGCATCGAACAGCTGGTTAAGCACCCGCCGTAGCTCGCCAGGGGTGGGGTCCCTGGGCCTGATGCGGGCGCCCAGTTGGTCGGCCGCCTCCTGCACAGCGTCTCGGTTATCGACCGGCATTAGTGTGTTACACAGGGCCAGGAGCAGGCCGCCAAAAAACGGGCAGGCCTCTGTCTTGTTCTGGCCATGTGTCGCCACGCACTGCTCATCCCACTTAGTCAGCACGGCTTGCCACCGCCGGAAGTCTGCCAGGATGGTGGCGGCGACAGCCTCAGAGGCATCCAGGAAATCTATCGGATTGTCGTTGCTGATTAGCCCCAGCATGGTGGCTTTTTCTTGAGTCATATCCACTCTCTCCAGTTGAAAGACATCCCGGTAAACCGGGCCTTACGCTTGGACACAATCCCCTTCGCTTGCAGGCTTTTCACCATGGCATACACGTACCCCTTGGACGAGTAACGCAGCCGCTTGGCGATCTCCTCGTAGGAGGGCTGGATGCCCGCCTGGCTAACCCAACGGGCAACCAGGCGGAGCATCTCAGCTTCCTTGGGAGAGGGGGTAAAGACTCGCCTCTCCCGTTTCCTCACGCCTCACCCCCATTCTTCAGCAGGCGGCTGACGTAGCTCGCACTGTAGTTGTAGGCCTTGCCGATCTCCTTATGGCTGTGGCCTTGGTCCCGCAGGTCGGCCATCTCCTTGATCAAGGCCGGCGTAACCACCTGGCCTCCACTGCGGCGAGCCTTAGCCCTACGCTTGGCGGCGGTGCTGTGGCGATAGCCGCCGTTACCCCGCTTCTCCTTAACCTTGCCCGCCCCGATGGCGGGCATGGCACCCTCGGCCACCACCGTGAAACCGGCGGCGCGGAGTCGGCGTTGAGGACGTTGAGAACCTTGTAAACCAGAAACTTCATAGCTCACTCCTTGCTATAGAAAAGGAAACAAACAAGATGGGGCCCGGCTCAAGCCGGAACCCCGTGAAGAAGAACGCGACCCTTGAGATCCTTGGGAACAATCCGGCCGACACGCGGCCCGTTGACAAGCGGCCCGGTCTGTGCCCACGGTGGCCGGGCGAATGCCTGTCCATTCAGGCGGACGTCCCGGTAGTTCTCCTCGCGGGCATAGACACTCCGCTCCATGAACGAGTCGAAGCAGTTGGCGGCGTGGAAATCCCATATCCGCATCTGGGTATCCAGATCCGGAGAGACCGAGCAGGCCCACATCGCATACCGCCGTCGCTCCTCGGACCACAGCTCGTAGTCAGCCTTGACGTCGTCAACAAACCAGTCCGTCTCGCACAACTCCTTGGCCAGCCCCGGCACCACCCGGGCTGCGTGTTGCAGCAGGTCCAGCGTCAAGGCTGGGGCCAGGCAAAGCTCCCGGGTGCCGCGACCAGACTGATTGGTGGTCACAGCCCGGCAAGGCGGTGGCCTATCGCCTTCGATGTCGAAGCCGTTGGGCGAGAAGTCCGCCATGAACTGGGACAGCACAGCCCATGCCCTGGGGGTGGGCTTGACCATGTGGCCCTGCTCCCGCAAGGCCTTGAGATGGTTGGTCCGCAGCCCCGAATCGTCGGAGATGACCGAGCAATACCGAGACTGAACGCAGTTCCCGTTGGTGTAGAACAGGTTGTTGAGGCGGTTGTGTGACCACACAATCGGCCGCTGAGTGTTCCCTGACCCCCATATCTTGTGGGCAAACGAGCCAGCGAACTTGATCACGCAGCTGGTCCACGCCCGGAAAGACAACTCCAGGGTCCACTTGTTCTCCGCAGTGTGCCAGAACAAATGGTCGTTGAGCTGGGTGCGGGCCTGGATAACACCGGCAGCAAACGCTGCGGCTCCCAGGTCGCTGCCGGTCAGCATGCACCGGAGCCAGTGCCACCGCAGGATGGCAGCCAGCACCACATCACCAGCGGGGTCCAGCATCGGGCCCTCTCGGACGAGCATAGGCATCCGCATGTACTGTCGCAGCCAGTCCAGGCCCGACCCGCTCACGCTTACCGTCATGCCAGCCTTGGCATTCATAAACACGTATCCAATCTTCATGAGAGTGCTCCCTTCTTCTTGTAGTAAGCAACCTTCTTGCGATAGGTTGCGATCTTGGTCTTGGCCAGGGCTTGCTTCCGCTTCCACTGGCCTAACTTGGCGGCGGCCTTCCGGGCTCGCCGTTGCACTAACGTGACCGGCTGCTTAACCGGCCTGGCCACATCGGGCCTGGTGGGGGGTAGGCGAAACTGTGCATCCAGCAGCATCGCCTTGTCCGCCACCTCCAGCACCACATCCCTGGCCACCGCTTGGCAGAACCAGATCGGGTGCCGCAACAACGCAGTGAGCCAGTACTGGACTGACTCCTGCACCAGCTCAAAGGCAGCCGGT